TGAGGAGCACCATAAGTGATAAACTCACCTACGTTTTCTCCAATAACCAAAATTCTATCTTCAGCAATTAGTTTATTGTAGTCTTCTACGTTATCATAATTCTGAGGCACAACAATCAACGGTACTCCAGTGTAAACTCCAATCCAACCTGTGCTCATGACTTCTTCAATACGAGAAGGAATTCCTTCCCAATGAGTTCCGTCATTCCAGAATGCAGCAAGTTTCATAATAGGAGTTAGGGCAGCGCGTGTTCCCACGATAGCCTTTGCACCAGAAGTAGTAGTGTTAATCTGCTTGATAGCAGCGTCAAGAACTGTGTTTGAGAGCGCACCATTCACCGCAACATAGTTGCTAGGTGTGTTAGATGCAGTCCAAACTGAAGACAAAGCTGTGAACACTTTTGTAATGAAAAAGTCCTTTAGCTTGGCGGTCATTTCATTCTTGATACTATCAATAGTACCAATTTCCCCATTTTGTAATTCCCAATAGTTAGCCATTACGCCAACATCTGCGCCATCTAGGATGTAGTTGGCACGTTCTGACACTGTAATTTCATCTTTCAAGTGTTCAGAACCTGGTACTAATGTACGTACATGAATACCTTTGCGAACCTTTTTAATAAGAATGTCACCGACATTCAAATTTCTGGTACTTAGAAGCATTGAAACAAAGTCTGTAGTAATGTGCATTGGGTCTACAAATTCTACAATCATCTCTGCTAATGCATCGTGTTTTGCAGGGTCTTTCATGTAGGAAGCCATAGCTTCCTTTAGTTGAGTTTCATCCATGAGCTTAAAAAATCCTCCTAATAGTATAAATCTTATCGCTCTGTGTAGACTTGCTACACATTATTTATTGCTTACTTTTACAGTAATGTCCATAGTAGCTGAATCGTAACTCTGTACGTATCCAACAACTCTGTCATCCATAGTAGCTTGGTATTTTAATTTACCAGCGTCTGTAGTATCTTCTTCTGTGTTAGCTACAACAACCATGGCTCCAGCCACATGCAAGTTATCATTAGCAATGTATGCTCCTGATGGGATAGTATAAGTACCTTCATCAAATGCAAGTGCTAAGTAACCTGATGGAATGGTTCTACCATTCTGATGACCAGGGTATGTGGTGTAGATAGTAGTGTCTGTCATAGGCAGATTACCTGTCTGGTCCCAAGCGCCTTGTCTCAACGACCAATCAAACGAAGGTGTTGGTTGATAATAAGGCGGTTTACCATTAGTTACGGGCCATGTGATACAGTAACGTGCTCTCTTAGCCTCTTCTGCTGTTGCAGGAACTCTTACTCCTGGTAAATCTGTTCTTGAACCGAAGTCGTGGCTACCCACTGTATTTTCTGAAAGTAAAGCGAATCTACCTTCAACAATATCAGTAAGTGCTACAACACCAATTACATATTCGAAACGATTAATATACATCGTCTATTTCTCCTTAAGTTATTTAGATTTAGTTTTGCGGTCTCTAAGTGCCTGAACAATTTCTTTTGTATCTACGGTTGTTTCTCCTGTAAACAGTGGCACTTTCCCCGATGCTGACGACTCGTTAGATTTAGCAAAACCAACCAGTTCCTGTAACATGAAGTCTAGCTCATCCTCTGGCATTTTTAACAGGGCTTCTTGCTTTTCTTCAAAGTACTTGTCATCCTTTTCCAAACCAGCTTCCTTAAATTTTGTTTTAATAGAAGTTAGTTTTTCTACTTTCTCCTTCTCAGCATCAATCTGTTCCTTGAAATCTTTCAAAGGCTTAATCTCATCTTCCAAAGAAGCTAATTTAGTAGAGAATTCTGTTTCTTTCTCAGCTAATAGCCTTTCTTTTTCTGCTAGAAGAGTCTTAGTCTCTGCAAGTTCATTGGTTAACTTTTCAAGTTCTTCCATTTTATTTGTATTTTCCTCCGTACTAGAATTTGTTTCTTGAAGTAATTCGGTTGCTATCCCCACTAGTTTGTCTTTTAGTTCATTGTCCAAGTCAGACTCTTTGAGTCTGGAGATTGAATTGTTTAAATGTGCGACATCCTTGTTGCCATTTTTATCTGTGTAGGGGAATAGTCTCTTACTGCGTGGCTGTGTTTTACCGTCTGCTCCTAATTCACCGCCGTCTTCAATGAATAAGAATGCTGAATCTGGTAATTCGTCTATATAAGCCTTTGTCCAAACCGCAGCTTCTCCAAGTTCTGCTGTAACTTCCTCGACCTCTAGTGAAGACATTGCAACGAATGGTGTTCTTCCTTGGTATGCTGGCATTGCAACAACAGCTAAACCATTTAGAATACATCCTTTTAATTTTTCTACACCGTCTACAATCTCGGAGTTTTCATAAGAAATCTCCCAACTTACGTTAGGGGGATTACCTTTGGTGTACATACTTTTTAGCATTGCTATATCGTCAGGTCTTTCTTTCTTCCACAATGCGGCTAATGCTAGAAGTTTATTACCTTCTTTTTTCAGTTGTGAAACTACGCCTATTGCGTGTCCGAAAGCTTCTTCATGACCATTGGATATTTTACGCTCTGCCATCTTAACTGGGGAATTTATTCCAGTTTTAATCAAGTTATCGAATTCATTTTCTTCGATTTGTTGCTTGTTGCCATTAGGGTCTGAATCACAAACCACTAACTTTGCCCACTGATATAGGGGGTTTAGACTTACACTAGCAAACGCATCTCCGTCACTTAATAACTCAATATCGCTAGTTATCTGTATAGTTTGTTTGTCTTCCACTATGTACTCCTTATGCTAAAGGATAAAATAACACTATTTTAACCTTTATTATATGTATATTATACCACATAACATGGATTTATGCGGAAAATATACTATTATTTAGGTTTATTGTCTGAATTTTTGGACTTTTTCTGGTTTGGTGCTGTTGTTTGTGCAGGTTTAGGAGTATTTGCAGGAGTTCCTTCGCCTGGTACACCAGGTTGAGGACTAAACGCCTGTGGTGCAAATTCACCTAGTTCCTTTTCCTTAAGTAATTTATTCTCTTCAACCTTTCTATACATTTCGTCTTCCCATTTTATTCCTAGTGCATCAGCGTAAGTTTCTCTTGAAATATTGCCTGTGTTATAAAGCAATGAAAGTGCTTCAAAATATTCTTTGAACGCATTAAGGTTAATAGGCATAAAGGATACTGTAGGAGAGTACTTAAAGTTGTTAGTTCTCACAATCTCATCAATTATGTACTGCAAAACTATTTGTATTTTATCTCTAAAGTTCTCCATAGTCTTAATAGGTGACATCATTGCAAACTGTGGGTCTGATGTACCTGTTCTTTCTGACTCACCTGTTATTAGAATTCTAGGGAATCCCAAAGCAAAAATTATTTCTTGGTTTATATTTGAATACTTCTTATCATCTAACAGTGCTTCAGTATCTGGCATAACCCAATCTATCTGTAGAGTATGGTTAGCAAATAACTGGAAGATTCTTTCTACATTCTTACCTTGACCGTCTCTCCAGAATATTTGGTTCTTTATATCCTCTAAGTCTCCTTTGTTGTCTTCTGTAAGAGGGAAGTCTTTATCTCCCAATCTGAATAACAGAATTGCACTAATAACTCTAGCAGCAATACTATAATCCATACGTCTTAGGTTTCTTTTGTGATATAGAGATTCCAATGCTGGTTCTAAGAATGGTATTGGGTAATGGTTATTTGACTGTACTTTACGTCTGAATATGTGTGGATTATCTAATAATACTTTTCTAACACCTGCATTTATATCCCTAACGAATGAGGGGAAATTAATAAGAAGCTTTTCGTATAAAGCTACGTCTTTAGTTCCATTCTGGTACTGACCTTTATGTTGTATGAAAAATACCATGTTATCTGGAACTTCTACAAAATAGGAAGGGTCTGGACCAAGCATAGAATATTCAATTGTAATTGTAGATGGGTCTCTTAGCCACATCATTGTGGGTGCTGTTAATGTGGTGTATTTCTTTATATCTAAAGCCTTAAGTTCTTCTCTTGTAATAGGGTTGAACTGAATTTCTGGAACTACTAAACCAGTAAGAAGATATTCTAAAGCCATGGCTTCAGCGAATTCCTTTAACTTTGGTTTTAATTTCTTGAATATCTTGTACTCATTATCACTTAAACTGGATTGTGTAATCTCTATGTCCGTAATCCCTATTTCAACCAGTTTGTTAAGTGTCGTAGAACTTAACGAATCTTTGTGATAGAAAAATCTACAAGCCTGTATAAGCTTCCTGTATTCTTTTAGTTCGTCATGCTCCAACTTATCTATCTCATCAGCAGACCAAGGGTTGCCTGTATTAACACCGCTACCCAATGGTGTCAGTGATGTAGAGAAAGCAGTGAACAATTTATCTGTTTTTTCTTGTGTTTTATCTGTCATTTTAACCTATCGTATCCATTGTGCGGATACTAATTTTTTCTTTTCAGTCCGAAGCTGAAAGTAATCGTTCTGCAAATAGTATGCTAAAGTACCGCATAACAGCGCAGACGTAAAGTGGTCTTCACCTTTCTTTCCACCACCAACAGTCAATGTCTTATATGATATTTCTCCAGAAGCATTCTTAGAATATGTCATTCTTTCCAACTCTGTAATCATTTCGATATCAGTTGAAGAATATACTATTCTATGGTTGTTGGTGTAATCCTGCAAAATAGAAACTGCAAATGGTTTAGTCTTGCTTTTTATTTCTTGACCATCATTGTCAAAGCCTAGCGAAATATTAGCGGAAAAATCAACAGGAACTATTCTTTTATCATAACCCTTTTCTGTGTAGTCTACATCATTTTGTAAATGGTGCAGTGTAGAGATACCAGCAGAACCTTTGTCAATTCCTAGAATTAGAGGATTATACTTAGTGTCTAACAAATCTATAATTTTCTCTTGTATATCATAGGCAACTTTATCAAGGCGTATTTTGGCATGGAATCTCATTCTGTTCTTATCATCTAGATATATAACTAAGATAGCGGTTGGCTCTGTGTAACCAAGGTCTATTCCTAGTATAGTTTGTATTCTCTTATCTCTTATGCTAGGTAGTGCTGACAATTTAGTTATATACTCTGACATATTGCCCTGCATCTGTAAACCATTCATTTCTAGTTTGTACACAGGGTCTTGGCTTATTTCCATACTTGTTCTGTCAAACAGTGAAAAGATTGGCTTACCATGTTCAGCCAGTACCAAGTGAATATAATCGTCTGAATCTTCACCGCCGTACTGCTCTATTGCTCTTTGTCTATCTTCTTCAGTCCATCTAGGATTTTGTAAAGCAGATATTCTATGTTTAGAATAGTTTGAATTTTCTTGGTCACAGTGGTAATTTACATTTTTCTCACGTAACCCTGTTGGAACTCCTGCAACCATCAACCTGAATCCATCTGTAAATGTGTTTATGGTTGGCTGTAGTTCTACCCAAGTACCCCAAGGGTAGTAACCAGATTCATCCACCATAAAGAACGGTGTATGCAAACCAATGACAGAAACACCAGTTCCTGTCTGACCAGCTATACGACAAATCAAGTTAGATGTATTTAGTAGTTTAATAGTGAAATCTGAACCATTAATACCCCCACCTTTTGCGATAAACATTTTCAAAAAACTATTTGAACGAAACTGTTTTATTAAGTTTGTGAAGACAGGTTCTAGATGAACCTTTGATGGTACTGAGTAGACTATATAATCATTTGGAAACAGCCTGAAAACAAGCATCCATATAATTAAACTTGATAATGAAACTGTTTTTCCAGTGGCACGTGCTTCTTCTAAACTTACATAATTACTAAAATCACACAAACTTTCTTTTTGATACCATGTAAATTCAAACGGTTCTTCAAACTCTGTTTTGTCATAATTATAAACAAATTCACCAAAAAGAACAGGATTTCTTAATATCTCATAGATATATAAGTCATCTTCTTGTGTGATTTTTTCTGTGATTGGCATTTATTTGTTTCTCCAATAATTTATTATATGTGGTTCTAGTTCTCTAGACTGTATATTAACTACAGGTGGTAGAAGTACTCCGTCAGTAAGTGTACGACTTACGCCATTAAAGGGCAAATCAAATGTTTCTTTTTCTGGCATTCCACCCCATTTATTAACATAAAACAGTCTGTTTAGTCCAAAGTACTTTCCAGTAGAACCACCGTTTTCTTGGTGTATTGTTCTACTCCAAAAATGGAAAAATCTGGCGTTTCCTAAAGAGCAGTACTTAATCTTATCAACTAATATTCTTTTTACATAATCATTGTCAATAAAATATGCAGGATAGAAGTTCACATCTGTGTACCCTATTCTATCAAAAACCTCTCTTTTATACAAACAACAATTTTGCACATCGTACAATTTATTATCCAGTACTTCTATGTCTGAAGAGTAATTGGTGAACAGATTCCAAGGTTCCTGTGATAAGTCTGTAATTATACAGTTACCACCACTGAAGTATTTACTGGCTTCTTCATGTTCTCTAACTAAATCTCTAACATCGTACTGTAGTGCACTTATTACTAAATAATCTGTAGTATCTGCTACATCTATAAGACTATCTATACAGTATGGATAAGCTACAATATCATTACCTATTATGATAACGCTATCATAATCATTTTCCTTAAACGCATAGTCGTATATGTCATTTACTGATGCTGGAAATCCTTTATTTATATCATGCCTAACGTAAGGTATACCGCGCTCTTCCAACAAGTTTACTGTACTAACATCCCCTGGTTTACCAACAACAGCGAAAAAATCAACCTCATGTTTTGCTGTATTTTTACAAGATTCAAAAGCTTTTGCTGTAAACATTGTATTACCAAATGTTGCAGCGCCTATAAGTACTTTACTCATGCAATAATTCCTCGATTCTATTTTCAATTTCTATTTGGTCTAATGTATCACTCCAGTATAATTTAGCCTTGGATTCCGATTGGTTTAGCATATGAGCACACGCACGTTCATATGTGAATCCTATAATAGATATAAACGGATTATTATAATTAATGGTAGTCTGCGAATAAACATATGGTCCAGAACTTCTTCCTATAATTAAGTCCATAAACTGACTAAAATAAGAAATCTCAGGTAAATCAGACCCTTCTGTTTTCTTTATTATATCACCAACATACACAATATTTTCTGGTTTATTTTGATAATCCTCTGTAACTATAAAAACAGTGTTTTCATGTCTATTAGCTAAATTCTGTAGAATTGGTTTAAAGTCAAAATTAAAAGCTTGGTTAGATTGTACATTCCCATTGGATACTAGTACAAATTTTGATTGTATATTATCTAGTGTAAATTTATTAATATTCGTAATATAGTTATCAGATATATACATATAGTTCGGGTTAGGAACATAGTTAGCATTGGCTTCATCGAACTTGTAATCTATGCCTAAATATGAAAGTGTGTCTGTAAACATTCTCTTCATATTATTAATAGAAAGTGTTACGTTAGGAAATACATACTTACCATATGCATAGCCTAACCACGTGTTTATATAAAGTGAATCACCGCATATTATGTACGGTTCTCTCATATCGCAAATGCTTGTTATATCAGCCTTTTCTATATAAGGCAGGTCAAACAGTAGATGGTGGTCTTTGGAGTGAGCGTAATAGTAGTTATCTGCTGGAATTAGTTCTACTATTCGTTTAACAAATTCTCTTGATATCCACAAATCTCCATTACCATAATGATTAAAAAACGTTACATTCCTAAAGTCCATTATTACTCCTTTTTATAAAAACATACGTAGCAAAATTGTACATATGACCTTGGTATTCAAACTCAGGCTCACCACTCCAATCAGTACTCATTA